AAAATATAAAGCTACATATTGAAAATGAAGAGGTTGACCGTATACGAATATCGCCAACCTCATTTTTTCGGTTTAAAAGTTGCAGTTTAATTTCACGCCACTACCTCTTACGTGTGATCCGCTTGGGATTAGCCTAATCTCGTTGGAACACCTTAATAATCATGTCTTTATTGGTTATATATCAATGTTTGGTACTACAATGGTACAGCACATCGTTATCGTCGATGGCAAAAATTTTGATACAAAGGTAAGTTCTTCTGCTGATACGAGCAAGCAAATTTAGGGTATTTAGAATTTGTTATGATTTTGAATGACGACGTAATCCGTATGGTTGATGATATACGCTATCGTCTTTATACATAGCCCCGTCCTTTCCTTAATCCTTTCATATAGGTACGCCTTTGGTACAAGAAATGCGTATTCGCCCAATTCTTTACATACATCATTATACACTCCGTGTACGATATTATCACGGATTATCGTGCTCTTTTTGCGATTTTCTCCGAAATTTCTTGCCATATTGAAAATTATTGCTTACCTTTGCAGTCGCCAAACTTACATTAATACAAAACTCACGTTACCATGCGGACGAGGCTTAGACCCCGACACAGCATGGTAACGTGAGTTTTATCGTGTTAATATTGTAAGTTTGGCGACTATACAAAGTGTCGGGGTTCTTTTTTTTATTCTGCCCCGAAAAGAACATTGTATTATCCGCTCATAGCTATAACCCTTTCACATAAACCCTCAATCCCTTTCCGCTGCTTGTGTTGTTGTAGGTGAAGCAGTCCTCGAAGTTGTCGGACAGCTTTTGCAGGTAGCCTGTCTGTGTTTTCAACTCTATCAGCATTGGATTGGAAGATGATGCCTCCGTTGTCGTTTGTGTAGCCGAGGTTTGCACGGCCGTTTCCGCAACCGTTCCATATCTCGCCTCAAGTATCTGTCGTATGATAGCCACGTCGCCTTGCTGTGTAGCGAGGAAGAAACGTATTGAGTTAAGTAATGCTTCAAGTGCCTCGGCGGTCGTTTCCGTTACGCCCTCTATGCCCTGTTGCAGGGCGGACAGCTCCGTGGAGTTCGTCGGGGTGTAATCGAGGGTTTCCATTAGGGCTTGCAGCGTCTCGTTCATTTCGGGAGCAATAGTAGCCCATTTAGCCTTGAAAGCGTCAAGCTCCTCTTTCACCACTTTCATGCCACCTGCACTATTCTTGTCAACCGCCTTGTCTATCATTTGCAGCAGGGGTTCGAGCATCTCGCTCACGACACGTAACATCGCCTGCTTCTTTACCATATTCGTGATAAGGTCGTCGAAGCTGTCGTTAAGAGCGTCTATCGTACTCTCGCCCTCGTTGAAAGCGTCCACCCAAGCGTCGGCGAAGTCCTGCATGGCGTCTTTCCAGTTACTGTCAGAGCCGAGACCGCCAAGAGACTCGATAAGATTTTCTGCGTTTTCCTCAATGGTTTTCTCGTTGTCCTTTATTTGTTGCAGCCAATCGTCTATCTTGCTTTGGTCGCTGTCTTTCTTGTCTCTCTCGGCGGCAATCATGCTATACAAGTATTGATTCTGCATTTTCAGGTTGCTTTCCATTTGCTTGTTGTACGATTGCAGTTGGCTTATGTTCCACGCCGCATCCATACTGTCGGACAAGTCATTGTAGGTGTTCTGCAATGCCTCTACCTTGCGTTGCAGGGTCTCAATTTCCTTTTGCTTTGACTTGTCGGAGTTGCCGAAAATGGAAGATAATATTGTTGTTATCGCAGTAAGGGCTATAACAACCCAGCCGATTGGCCCCATTGCGGCGTTCATGGCGACTCCCATCGCTTCGGCTGCTACGGTGCATAATTGCAGTTGCATTTGAAACATTATGGCTTGTATTGCCAAATCAGCCAACGTTCCCACCATATTCACCATTCTCGCCGCCGTGCTGTCCGATTCTACGCCCATCGCTTCAAGCATAGTATTAATACTACCCATTGCCGTCGATGCGGCTTGCTTTATTGTTCCCCAAGTAGATTGTAATGCACTAAGGCTGCGCCTCGCATCGGAGTAATATTTTAGATTTTCCGTGTAATCCGAAGTTTGGCTGTTATTCGCATTGATAGTGTCTTGCTTTTCCTGCTTCATTTGGCGCAGCTTTTCGATACTCATCTGATAAAGATGGTTGTTCCGCTCCAAGAAACCTGCTTCAAGACTATCTTGCGTTATAGAGCCTTGTTTCAACTCTATAATGGTTTGGATATTGGTAATGTCTTGCTGCAACTTGGAGTTTTCCGTATCGTTAGCCAAGATTTGTTGTTTCATGCTATCCTCTGTCAACCCCATGTTCTTCAGCTTCTTAATTTCTTTCATGGAGTTGACGAATGAAGACAATGGATTGCGGTTCGCAAGTTGCTCGTCCATTTTATCGAGAGCGTTCACGACATCTTTCATTTGTGTGGGGTCAAGCCTTTGCATCTCATTCCTTAAAGATACTATCTGTTCACGTATACGTTTGATAGTGTCTGTGCTTACATAATCAAGTTCGGAGAACATTGTTGTATATGTGCTGCTTCCCTTGAACGAGTTCCATTTATTACTTGCGGATTTCTCGTTGTATTGCGAAGTTAGATTTTTATTGTAATCCTCTTTCATTTCGGGCGTAAGGTTGGATTCCGCAATCTTACTACGTTCCTTGTAGTACCACATATCCAGTTGCAGTTGGTCAGACAGCTGTGTCTTGTAGGCTTTGGTAAGCTCTATGACGAGGTTCTCCTGCTCCTTTATGCGCTGCTCGTTCAGCTTCTTTATCTCGCTTTGGTAAGCCTTGCCCTGCTCCGTCTGCGTGTCAAGATACGAGCCGTCGGGATGCTCGCTCTTGTAGCGGTCGTTAATGCCCATCTCCACATCGCCCAAAGTCTTTGCGAGTCCGGGGAACAACGCCTGCACCTCGCTCTCTGACAGTCCTATGTCTTTCAGTTTTTGGTGCAAATCCAAGCTCGTGAAGAAGTTGTCAACGTACTTCTTCGTCTCTTCAAGCTTTCGGTTAGCCTCCTCCGTGTCGATTTGCAGCTTCAGCTCGCTAATGTCCTTGTTGAGGCTGCTGACTTTCTTTCGATAGTCTTTCAGTGTTGTCGGCAACGCTTTTATCGTCTTTTCGAGAGCGTCTATCAAGCCTTGCTTTGTAGGCACAATCTCTTCGGGCTTAATATAGCTCGTGCTGTTTATTCCTACATAGTCCAAATCGTCGGCGTACTCGGACTTCACCATTGACCGCGCCGTGTCCTCGCCATAGTTCTTACGCACTTTCTCGTACTGCTGCTGCATCTCTTTCAGCACGGAAATACGCTCGTTCCAGATGTCCCGCTCCGCCTTTGCTGCGGCGTTGGCACGGCTCTTTGACGTTTTCTTGTCGGCTTCTATCTCTTGGTTACTGCCAGTAACGATTGCCCTCGCTTTCTTCTCTTGCGCATCAACGTATTGCTGAATGGTGAAGTCTGATATCTCCATGCTATCCGCAATGCGCCCAGCCTTAACGCTGGCATTGTTCTTTCTATATGTATTCTGATACCAGTTTGTAAAGTCGCTGTCGCCTTTGACCTCGCCCCACGTAACCTTTCTTGTGCGCCCACCTTTTGAAAAGTCCTTGTATTTGCCGACGTTCTTCAAATATTTCTGCGCTGCGTCCACTTGATTGAAAACGCTATCCAAGAAATTGGTGTCAAGTTCAATATCAACGTTTATCTTCGTGCCGTCAAGCGAGTCTTTAAGGTTCTTCTTCGCCCAATCAATCTGCTGCTTTTGATGTTCCTCGTCAATATCCACCTTAATACCAACGTGTTCCTCTGCGTGTTTTGTAAGCCACTCATTCCAGCCTTTTTCTGCCGCATTTGTTTCGATAGCGGCTTTAAGGTATAAGGTCTTGTTCTTTGCCCATTCCTCTGCCGTAAACCGCTTTTTCATTCGCGCGACAATATCATCAAGCTCACGGTCAAACTCGTGAACTTGACTTTCAAAGCTATCAAGCCCCTTGCTTGCCCACGAATAATAAGATTTCATAAACGCACGATTTTCATTAGCCGCAGAGTTGGCTGTACTACGTAGCTCATCATAAAAGCTCGTTTGCTTTATAATGTCGTTGGTAATATCTCTGATAGCGTCTGACCTGCGTTTTAGGTAATCGAGTTCACTTTCCCCCTTGCCCCTTGTGTTTGCCGCATCAAGGGATTGCTTTTGCTGCTCGGATAATTTGTCGTAGCTATCATATAATATATTTACGGCATTATCCACTTGCTTTGTTTTCGTAATAACATTTTCGTAAGCCGAAGCAACCTGCTCTGCGTCCGTATCTATGTTGTCACCGAAAATATTAAACCACCCCTCTACACGTGAGTTGTTATCGGCAAAGGAAACTTCAAGTGCTTTCTTGGTTTTTAAGTATGCACGATAGCCGTCAAGTAGCTTACTAAACTCCTCGTCTATCTTGCTCTCATCTATGTCCTTTATGTTTATTTTAAGCTCAATGCCAGCCTTGTCGTACATATCTTTCAGACGATTGAGCTGTGCTTGTTTCTTCTTAAATCCGTCCTCGCCGTTTCCTGCGTCCTCGAAAGCCACCCTCACGCTTTGCAGGGAGCTTTCCAGTGCGCCATTGTCTTTTATTATTCTTGATAGTTCCTCACGATAGCGATTTACCCTGCCTATCAAGTCGGTTATAGCCGTAATGACTGCCATTATAGCCAAAGCAGGAAGATTTGACATAAAGGCGGCTTTAAGGTTTGCCCCAAAGATATTCGCGGCTTTCCCTGCCGAGGTAAATCCATTCTTTAGCATTTCCAACAGCGTAACATTCTTTGTTGCGTTTGTGGCAAAGTTTGTGGTAAAGAATTGCTTCAATGAAACGCCAGTACGTAACGAATAAGCATAAAGCAACGCCAATACCGCTGCGAGCGATTTTCCTGCCGTGGCAACGCTTTCCCAATTATCGAGCAGTGTTTTAACGCCATCAATCGTGCCTTTCAGTGCGCCCTCGTTGGCTTTGCCTATCTCGTTCATCATCACATCGAGGCTGTCCTTGAGGTTCGCAATCTTTCCGTTCAGCGTCTCGGACTGTATCTCCTGCATATTGTAGAACAGACCGCCCTTGTCCGTCATACGTTGGAAAACAGCCTCCACGTCCTCGAACTTCACCATGCGCTTACTTATCATATCAACAATCTGCGCCGTGGTGTACGCCTCGCCCTTGACCTCTTGGAAATAACTCTGCAACTCACCGTACATATTAATTCCAGCCTCGGTGAACTGTCTTACCTCCGTGCCACGCAGATACGCCGCCGCCTTGACCTGTCCGTAAGCGAGTATTAGGCGTTGCATATCCACGCCGAGACCAGCCGAAACGTCGGCGAGCCTCTTCGTAGTGTCATATAGCTTGTCGCCCTCAATGCGGTATGCGGCTAATTGTTTGGTGTAACTTATCAATTCCTTGATTTGGAACGGCGACTTTATAGCCAAGTCCACCGTCTTTTGAAAGATAGCGTCAGCCTCCGTCTTGTTCTGCAATATGGCTTCGAGCGAGCGTTGCTGCAACTCGAACTCGCCACGCACATTCGCTATTTGTCCGATGTAACCCTGTACCTGCGAGACGGAGAACAGCAGGGCGAACTTGCGGGCGAGCTGCCCCGTAATATCCATTAGGTTGCGGTGGCGTTGGGCGAGGTTTGCAGACTGCACCCCTGCTTGCTGCAAGGCTGTGTTGTGCCTCGCTATGGCTGTGTTTATTGCGTCTAACTTTGTCTTGTAGTCGCTATCCGTGCGAGACAGATTTAATCTTGCTTGTTTCAGCAATTCCACGGCTTGTGCTTCTTCCCGAAGAGTCTTTGCGTTTTTGCTCGTACTCATTGCGGAAGAATACGTAATGTTCTGCGGCGAGAACTGTGAGGCTATCTGTGTATTGCGTTGCCTTTGCTGTTCACGTTGCGCCTTTTCCCAAGCGACGGTCGCTTGTGCCGCTGCCTTGCCCTCTGCCTCGGCTTTCTTCTGTGCGTTCTTTTCCGCTTCTATCGCATCGGCATTTTGTGCCTTACGAACCCTCGCCATGGCTGTTAATTGGGCTTGCGTAGAGGTTTCTTGTATCTTCAGCTCTTGCTGCATCAAATTCCTCCGTTCCACAAGCTCTTGCTGCGTCCACGT